CCTCATGATTCCCAATTTCACCCCGATTTTATGCTCTAAAACATATTCCCTGCAGATTCTTCTAAAATTTCTCGCTTTTTTTTTGGCGGTTCCAAATTTTCTTCTTACCTTTGCCAACGCTTATAAGACGATAGTAAACTATCCGGCAAGGCGTCCGTTATCGCCTATGGCTTCTAGCCGCAGGCTTTTTTTTATGCCTAGGAAAATCTTTTTTTCTAACTGGGAAAATAATTTTTTCCAACTGGGAAAATAGATATGCCCAATACATGGCGGCTGCATGAACCGTAAGAATTGAAATATCCATCCGGATAAGTCATCGTCTTATAAGCAACGGGGAATGCAGCCGCCACCCTTTTGTTCAATCGGCTGTTAACGCTTATAAGACGATGCAATATGCAGAATTCTATTTTATTAAGTGATGCGCAGGTGAGACCTGCAGGCATCAACGTAGAGGAGGGCATCAAGGCCCTCAAGTGTGAAATCAAGAAGCTCGCCAAGACCAAGAGCGAGACCTTCTCCTGCCTTTGCGAGGAGACCGTGACCTATGGAGAGGTTGTGCTCACCATGGTTGGTTTCGCAGCTGTGATGGCGATGGTCATGATTGGTGGTTTCATTTTCGGAGGGGAGGTGATGTAGTTATGTATAAGAGACAGAACAGACGACGCATCTCTAAGCTGACAACCAGGGATATCATCAAGTGCGAGTCCTTCATTACTGAAGGCAGGCAGATGAACGCCCATAAGGTGGAACTCAAATTTCAGAGAAACAACAATACAATGGGTTCTGTTGTTTTCATCGATGATGCGTCACACAAGCAGACTATTATCCGATGGTATGATCATCGCTATTATGCTCTTCGATATGGAGCTAAAAAAGCTAAGCCACTCAATATGACTCTAGCTAAGTTGAAATCTATTAATGGTACACTATCATGAGCAGACCAAATAATATAATAGAACTTCACCAGAAGCGTAGAAGAGTCTATGAGGCTCTGGCAGACAGAGCCATACAGCTGGACATTGAGCACGGTGAACTTTGGAAACAAATCGAGCTCTTGAGGAGTGTTGCTCAATTAGTCACTATAGATGATATCCGCAGAGAGTTGGTTGATACAATCTGCAGATTGGAAGCTAAAGACAGAAGAATATGCAGACAGCGTGATAAGCTGGAGCTGTGGGCAGCGAAGATATATGTTGCTCTTGAGCTCATGTACAGCGCTTACGCTAGAGTACATTCAGTAGAAGTAGAATTCCCTTATGACGAATAATTATTATGGCAGAGAAAATCGTATATAACAGCGATGCGTTCGAGCAGAAGCTGCTCAGCGCATACTTCAAGTTCCGTTCTAACCTTCCCCAGAAGGATGACAGCGGTCTTGATTACATGAAGAGCTTCAAGACTACGCAGGATATTATCTGCGAACTTGACAACATGGGTGGAGTTAGCTACAGTGGTGTAAACAAGTACATGCAGGAGCATGACTACTCCATCGCGACACAGCCGGACGGTACCGTGGCATGGGCCATCTGGGAGAGAGTAATGCCAATTGATTTCAAACGTTTCATCCAATAATCTCATATAACGTTTATTTATCTATCATGATTTGCGGATGGTTGCTCGAGAGAGTGGCCATCCGTATTTTTATTTTGGCAATTGCCAAAGTATCTTTGCACTAAAAAAGATAATATGACCATCAAATCACTACCATCGGGCAAAATGTTCCTGGAGAACATACCCGACATCATCATCATGACCGCCAGAACCAGGCTGGCTGTGACCATCAGCATCGGAGGAAAAACAATCTACGAGGAGTTCCTCTATCCTGCAGATGGGGAGGTCGTAGTGTCTGACATGGCAGACATCTTCAGACCTTATGCAAGGCAGCAGCTTGCAGTCTCGGCAACCATCACCATCATCGAACAGAGTGTTGATGGAGAGACAGAGACCAATGTTGCAACCAGGCAGGCGACCCTGCAGGTTTACTATGCATCAGTAGATATTGTGGGAGTAGATTGCTCCAGCTTCCTGGACAATCACTTCCTGACGTTACTGAACTCAACCAAGAAGACGTCTGAGGGCAGACTGGAATACCTTCACTACATAGGCAAGGATGCGGCAACCGTGAAGGCTTACTATAAGCCTCATAATGCCGAGGGAGAAGAGGAGACCCGCACATTCAATGCTATTGCAGTAGCCGGCAACGATGTCTATACGACCATCGACGTCTCTCCTTCCAGATTCGCAGTCGAGAACCTTGACCTGCTCTACTACGAGGTAGAGGCCGGCAAGAGAATGCTGCGATTCGTCAATGACCCTTCCAAGCCAGACTGCGCTCCATGTCTGCTCTTCACCAACAGCTTCGGCTGCCAGGAACTCATCTATTGCGAGGGCAAGCACGAGGTGAATCCGGAATATACCAGGGATGCAGCCTATATCGGAGGCTTGAAAACCAACTACCGCATCACGGAACAGCGCAATTTCAATGCAGATACCGGCTATCTCAATACCGACATGGCCAACTGGGCAGATGACCTTTTCCGCTCCGATGAGGTATACATCGTCAACTTCGTTGATGGCAATCCGGTGGTGGGCAAGCGCATCACCATCAATTCGTCAACTTCCAAGAATGACAACCTGCATGATACCCTTCCGCGCTTCACCTTCAGCTACGTCTATGCACAGCGCCAGCATAATGTCCTGGACCTGCAGAGAGGTGGCAGAATATTCGACAATACATTCGACAATACGTTCAATTAATGCCAAAAATAGCATATCACATCAATGAGGTTCTGAAGCTCATGGACAAGGCTAGAGATGAGGGTGCTACCGTCAATCTCAAAGCCTGGTCATCAGAGGGCGAAGTCATCGATTACAACGGATGGATGGTCAAGGGTGGTTCCTGGCGTGGTGGATTCCATCGCCTGGTTAACCCGGTTAATGGCGAGGTTCGCACGGTACCGGACATTTATATATTCAATTTTATGGGTAAAACAGTATTCTTATGAAAAGAAAATATCAGATGCAGCAGATTGGCGAGAGCGGTTCGTTCGCACGCTATGCAGTAGTAGCTGAAGGCGTATCAGAGGCTAAGAATGCAACAAGCATCGAGCAGCAATATGGGCAGGATACCAGCTTTCTGGGTTCCGGAGAAATTGGAGATGCTACATACTCTACTGTCGTGATAGGTGGCAAGTCGTATGAGTTCATCAACTATGGCGATGACAACAATACTCCGTACATCCTGCAGCAGCTCCTGCGCAAGAACATGGTTGCGCAGAGAGCCATGGCGTTTAACGTACAATGCTGCTATGGCCAGGGGCTCCGTTTCATAGACCGTGAGACAAAGCAGGACGTGGCAGACGCTGAGATACGCAAGTTCTGCCTGAGCAACAGCATTCACGAGGTGTTCATGCAGCAGTCTACGGACATGAAGTTCTTCGGATGGTCTGTTGAAGTCATCATCCTCTCTCGAGACCATGAGCGCATCGTCAATATCCGGCACAAGGACGTTTCCTATTGCCGGTTGCAGAAACCTGACAAGAAGGGCAGAATCGCCAACGTTTTCTTTGCTGATTTCAACCATTTCAATCAGCAGATGGAGGGCGAGGCCATCCCGCTCCTGGATATCTACAATCCTCTGGGCGACCTCATGGCGCGCATGGGCAAGGGTCCAGACCCTTACACAGGCATTACAGGCAAGAAACCGCAAGATGGCAAGGACTGCAAGTTCGCCATCATCAGCAGAATGCCTACACCAGGTATGCAGTATTACCCGATACCATACTATGCCAGCATCTTCGATGATGCCTGGTATGATATCTACCGTCTCATCGGTATCGGCAAGCGATACATGATCAAGAACACCTCTGCTCCTCGCATTCAAATCGAAGTGCATCGCAACTACTGGGATGACCTCTGCAACAACGAGGGCATCATCGAGCCGGAGGAGCGCAAGGCGCGCATCCTGCGGGAGAAGGAGAACATCATCGATTTCGTCTGTGGTCCGGAGAATGCAGGCAAGGCTCTCATCACCGGCTATTACTTTGATCCGAACGGCAAGGAGCAGCGCATGGTGCGCATCATCAATCTCTCTGAGGGCAAGAAGGAAGGAGGAGACTGGGCAGAGGACATGTCAGAAGCTTCCAACGCTCTCTGCTTTGCACTCGGCTGCCATCCTAACCTCATCGGAGCGACACCAGGCAAGAGCCAGATGAACAATTCAGGCTCAGATAAGCGGGAACTCTTCATCATGAAGCAGTCTCTCGAGAAAGCAACACACGACATCATGGCTAAGCCTTGGCACGTCGTCATCCACTACAATCTGTGGGCAGACAAGAATATCACGGTCGATGTTCCGATGATAGAGCTGACAACGCTCGACAAGAACAAAGACCAGCAGACATCAATCGTTAACAACAATGGCAATGAAAATTCAGATAAGTAAAGAAGACTTCGAGCAGAGCATCCTCGTAGCGACAAGTTCGCACTCAGAGGTGTTCGAGTCTGTCGAGCCTCATTTCGTAGAGGCATACAACAATATTCAGCAGCGCTTCCTCGGCTACGTGGGTGAGGAAGCGCTGGAGACAAATGAACGGCTATCGGCTGCAGTAGTCAAGGCAGTATGCCTGACTGCATTCCTCGGCAACGTTCGTCATCTCGACCTGGTACTCACTCCGACAGGCTTCGGAGTAGTTGCCAACAATGAGGTCTCTCCTGCATCATCTGCGAGAGTAGAGGCGCTGATAGAGCAGTGTATGGTCGCATGCTTGAAGGCAGAGGGCGAAATGATTACCTGGTTGTCTGCAACAGAAGGGTGGGGTGAGAGCCTGCAGGCGAAGATGAGCATAACGCTTCTGGTCTTCAGCATCGAGCAGTATGCCTTCCAGGTGAAGCAGGAGCTATCATCCAAGCAGTGGAAGGATAAACTGTCTGCACTCTACGAGGCTGATGGGGTGATGCGCAGGGTCATATCTGACGAGCAGATGGATGATCTGCTCGAGATGGAGAGAGGAGCCAAGGACAAGGATGACACCGCGGTAGAACTCATCTTCAAGGTGCGCAGATGCATGATCTTTCTGGCTGAGGGCCTGCTGACAGCCTACTCAACAGAGCATGGCCGTCTGCTCCGTTACCTCGATGCCAACCTCGATAAATTCAAATTATATGCGGATTCATCGGCATATAAAGCTAATCACTTCAAGGAATATCAAAATGAAAAAGAGAAACCTGCCTTCATTTTCAATTCATAAAGATGGTACACAAGAGTTCAATTTCAAGGCACCGTCATCGTGGACGGAACTTTCAGAGGATCAGTTGCGCTATGTCCTCAGCGTCATGTCGATTCACCACGACAAAATCGTCATCAAGTGCTACCTTCTCGCAAGGTTCTGCGGTCTTACCGTACATAAGTACACCAGAACCGGGTGGAAATGCAGCGTTAAATGCGATGAAAGCGGTGAAAATGGCGATGCTAAGATTGGAAAAGTGCGCGAGAGAGTCCTATACATCAGCGCTGCAGAAATCCTTTCCCTGCTCAAAAACTTCGATTTCATCGACTCCTTTACGGACTTTCGGACTCTACAGGTCGCAAGTGACGTTCAGCTGACGGCAGTAGATAGCCTGCTACGTGATATCAGCTTCTACGATTACCTCAATATCGAGAAGAACTACCAGCTGTTCATGCTCAACCAGGAAGACAAGTTCCTCAGCAAGATGGCGCACCTCATGTACAGAACTGCAGATGGTTCTGCCGATAAAACCGCCAAATTTGAGCCTTACGAGCTTCTGGGTGTCTTCATGTGGTTCTCTAGCGTCAAGGAGTATTTCGCCGCCAACTTCCCTCATTTCTTCAAGCCAGCGAAGGAAGGTGGAGAACTGAAGCAGGAAGACCTGATGCCTGCAATGCAGGCGCAGATCCGCGCTCTCACCGATGGTGACATCACCAAGCAGCAGGCTGTCTATGACTCGCTCTGCTGGGATGCTCTCTCTGAACTAGACAACAAGGCAAGAGAGGCAGAGGAATTCAAGGCAAGAAACAGAAAATAATTGAGTATGACAGATAAAACATTCGATTCCATCGCATATTTTACCACATTATGCGAGGAAAACAAGACATGCAGGGACAATAATTTTGTTGCTACTACATGCTCAGGACCAGACACCGTGCAGGGAGTGCTGCAGAAGTTCCGCAAGGCTTCGAACTTCATCATGGTCTCTGATACGGTAGACAGCAATACGCACTCTGCAGGTGAGGGGTTCTTCGAACGCAACGTCTACACCGTCTGGATTCTCGCAGCTTACAAGCATGATGACATGGAAGACCGTGAGAAGAAGCTGAATCTCTGCAGATACATCTTCCGTCAGTTCATCAGCCGAATGCTTCGAGACAAGTATCGGGAGGCATTCGAGGGACAGCTGGAGTTCCTGGATCTCACGCGGATCTATTCGAGTGAATTGGGCAGATGGTCGATGAACGGAGTCACCGGACTCTACTTCATGATGAATTCTGACGAACCTATCGACGTGCAATATGATGATAGCTTATGGCAGACCAGTCAGCTGTAGATGAACTGCTCAAATACGAGCAGGGATGGACGAGCAACATGGGTGACTATTGGCGCGAGCGCATGGAGCGCTTGCGTACAATAGATACCGGAGCGCTCTATTCGAGCATCAAGGGGCATCTTGAGCAAGGTGCTACGACGACCATCGAACATAAGTTCCTCATGTATGGTATCTATGTCGCAGCAGGAGTCGGCCCTGCACATGTCTGGGAGAAGTGGACTGATGCGCAGGGAGGCGAGAAGGTTCCCCGTGTCAACAACGGAGACCTGGAATTCCTCGATCGCGAATATAGAGCAGAGCGAAAGATGAACATACCGAAGAAAGTTGGTCCTGCCTGGGGTGGCAGAGTGGCAGGTGGTCCACCTATCGGCAGACGTGACTGGTTCTCGCAGAAGTACTATGCTTCTGTCATGAAGCTCAATGAACACGAAGCTGATTTCTATGGCGAGAAATACAATGGTATCATGGCGACTGCTCTTACTGAGATATTCAGAGGTATCGGAGCTGCCCGTAACTTCTGATAGCGTATTTTTATTTTGGCAATTGCCAAATTAACTTTGCAACAAAAAAATAATATGGCAGAACAAAAAACCAAGGAAGCGCTTCAGTCGCAATTCGAAGGCATCAGAGATGAGCGCCGCTTGGCAGCCAATACGGCTTACAGAATAGGTGATGCATTCCTATCGCTGCTCCATTTCTGCGCTGACGAGACTTCCGACAAGTATCTGAGCAAGCAGCATGATGATGCTGCTAAGGGCTTGATTACATTCATGCGAGGGCTCGTAGCAGAGCAGATGTCCAAATTCAGGGGTGGTGCTCAGTTTGGTAACTTCTTCAGTTCCCTTGTCGCAGGCAAGGGAGCGCAAATAGACGCAAATGGCAACGCTGAAGTCGAGAGCATCACCGTCCGCAGCTACATGAAGGTCTTGGAGCTTATCGTTAACAGACTGTCTGCCCTGGAGGGTGATCAGTACTTTACCGAGAGCGACACCATCGAGCGCATCGATGACCTAGGTGACAGTACCTATGGTCTGCACCTCAAGAGTAAGTATGACGGCTATTTCACAGCTCAACATGAGGGCAATGTCATTCGTGGAATCGTCAACAACATCCTCTCTGCTGTTCAGCCAGAATCTGAGGCAAAATACTACACGTCCTGGATGCGAGTCAACAGCGTCAATGCGGTCAAGAACTACATCGAAGTCACATTATACGCTGATAGCGAAGTTCCTGGGGGCAAGAACTTCGCACCATGCGAATTAATGAACATTGCCAGGTACGGCAATCAGACAGTAGAGTCGCTACAGAGCTGCTTCTACATATCCAGTGCAGAGGGTCGCATCGTCAAGCTGACAGGCGTCACCAAGCCGATTCTCGAAGACTACAACTACGGCATGGCCTTCGGAGACCTGCCTGAGTTCATCAAGGCGCTAGACCTGCCGCTAGTCAAGGGCAGAGATTACATCTATGCCGCAGGAATAGTCACTCAGGATATCATACAGATTGATTATCACGGCAAGCCGATAGTCACCTATGTGGACAGAGGATTGTTTGACGCCAACGCTACATATTATAATGCTGCTGTCAATCCGGAGACAGGCAAGTGCGAGACATCAGACGTCTGGTACACTGGCTGCAAGTGGCGTTGCATGAAAACAGGTACTCACTCGGTTCCAAGATGGAACAACACGGATTGGTCAATGATTGAGGGCAATCCGTCCTTCACGGTTGACTTCGTAGAGGACGAGACGGTCTATGACTTCGACAACTTCCGAGCACCGCTGACTATCGTCGCTACGCTCTACGGTCAGGATATCACATCTGACATTCTGGAAAATGATGTAGCTTGGACGAGGTACACAGAGAATAAGGCAGGTGTGCAGAGAGTTAATAGTGATAAAATCTGGTCGCTCGAAGTTGGTTCCAAGGCAGGCAAGGCCATAGTTCTCACACAGTCAGACCTATCTATAGACAGTGAGGGGATTCCGTCTAAGATTAGGTTCACCGCAACAGTAAGACTTCGCGATGGGCTGGGCGATGAGGTCGCCCAAGATACCGTCACATTAGAGTGTGTTAAATAAAAATAATCATGAAATATAAAAGATTAGACTTCAAGTACACGCCTCTGCAGGTACACTACTCCAAGTCCGTTTCTGGAAGCGTACCGCTCGAACAGTCCTATGATGCTGATCAGGATGAGTATTCTCCTGATTACGGGCTGACGCCATGCGCATTGCAGCCGATTGTCGGCATCATTGACCGAGATGGTCTTCTCCAGAGCGGATGCGTTAACAGTGAGCTGACGGACATCGCATGGTATAAGGTCGAGAGTGGCGTAGAGGGCAATGCGCTGGTGACAACACCAAAGAAGTACGTTATTACAACTTCAGGAGATAAAGCTGGTAGGCTGCTCTGGTATATAAATGCAGCGCCTCAGAAACCTATATTGCTAAGATTCAAGGCGAAGTACCTGGATACCAGAACTAATGAGGTCCGCAGAATTTCGATGGACTACTCAATCATCTGTAAGAATGCGACAAGATACAAGCCGATGCTGCTCCTGTCGAGCGGAGACCGCTACTACAATCCGTTACGTGATACAGACAAACAGGTCATCAATGCTTCCCTGCGTCTCGGATCTGAAGAATGCGCTAAGGATAAGCGAGAGTTTGTATGGGAGATACTGAGAGACAGTGGACAATTCTCGGCAATTAATGCTGATGATATTGAAATTAAGATTTCTGCAGATGGTTCATCAGTCACGCTAGATCGCTCACAGATGGGCAAGAGAATCTGCATCAGGTGTAGAGTAAAATTCTCTGCTGACGGCAATCCTGCAAGTGTAGATATCAATAATGCAACACCATTCAAGATTGTCAACATAGTCAGGAGAATTCCGTTCTATGATTACGACATGATTAACATCGTAGATGAGGTGCTGCCAGATACCAAGCAGGTCAACCCAAAGGCTACCATCTTCGACAATATTGGCGAGATTGCAGACCCTACAAGAGAACTGCAGGTGCTCTGGTGGATGGCACCTAACAATTCGTCACACTTCGAGAATGCAGTCCTTGTCGGACATGGCATGTCTCCGAGTGTGCCTACAGAATTGCTGGATCCGAGCAGGGGTGCCATCCTTGCGCTTGAAGTCAAGGACCTGGAGCCTTTAGCTCTGGCACAGGATGCCGACGGCAAGGTCTTCGTGGACGCAGACGGCAATCCGTTTATTTTTCACTAATAATCATTTAAATATTAAATATGGAAAGATACATCAAGGCTAATCGCAAGGTCGTGGAGTTCCTCCAGCTGACCGAGGACAGAACAGAACTTCAGGACGGCAACTTCATTCTCTGGTGCCAGGACATTCTTCCGCTTGGAGGGCCTATCGAGTTCGAGGCAACACTATCCAAGATTGGAGCTATCGCCATGGACGGCAAGACGGCTCGCATGGAGCAGGATGGCGAAGTTTGCAACAAGCTGCCTGTAGCTACAGACAGCAGATTCATCATGAGAGAGGAGGCAAAAGATGAGTAGCGCTAGCAAATCGGTGAACATCAAGTTCATCCAGAAGATGGGCACATTTACGCCATCTATTCAGTCACCAAATGGTGATCTCTACCAGGAGTACCAAAAGAATGGTGACGTCGTTACCGTCTATCCTGACTTCTCGCAGTCTCAGCCTAGGCTCTACTTCGTAGTCATTTCATCAAGAGCAGCAGATGGTGTCACGACACCAGTCTCCATGCAGTTCTTCTTCAACGAGACTGAGATACCGTTCAACGCATCCGGCAAATCAACCGGCCTCTTCGATGGTCTCTTCGAGATTATCAGACCAAGTGAATCGCAGTTCTACTGGGGGCTGAAGATATGCAACAACCTCGTAAAGGCATCCAATTATACTGCCATCAACATCAAGATGATTGGCAATGTATCAGAGAGAATCAATCAGCAGGAGATTACCGATGATGTGCAGGCTGTTTATAAAATACCAGTTGGTCCTTACACAGGCGTAGCTTATCGAGTGACCATCAAGGCTCCTGAAAATGATACGCACAACTTCATTCTCAACAGCAAGGATGACAGCTGTCAGCTCGAAGCTAAGGCAACGCTGGGCAATGAAACCATCACGACTGGCCTCTACTACAAGTGGTACCGGGCAACCAACAGCATCACGGGATGGGAGCAGATTACAGGAGCAAGCGGTAAGATCATTACAGTCAAGGCTTCTGAGGTCGATTGCACGCGTGAGTTCATGGTTGAGGTTTACAATGACAAGGCCATGGGTAAAGACAATCTTTTGGGATTCGACTTTGTCACGGTCATCGACGCGTCGGATCCTTACGACATCGAGCCGAACCCGACACCTGCCGATGAATCTATCAGTGAGGACGAGGCGGGCAATGGTACTGTGACCTATACACCGAGGTTGGTTGTCAGAGGCAAGTCGGAGGCGGTAGAAACGAAGTTCTATTTCACGCTGAAGTCCGGCTCTGGCGTTGTCCTCAATACCGAGGCGGCACGCAAGCCTACTGTGCAGTTGAGTTCGTTTGCTGTGACAAGAGCAGACTGCATACATGCAGGTTATAGCAACGTTGCGTTAACAATTCAGTCTGTTAAATGATAGCCTATGACAGTTATCACAAGAATGATTAAGTTCCTCCGCGTTGGTGTTGGCATATCCAACACCGACGTGGAATATGCAGACTCCACGAGCAATTCTATTGCCCCTACATCCGGCTGGCAGACCTATGCTCCTGCATGGCAAAATGGTCACTATATCTGGACTCGTACGCATATCTACTATACGGACGGAAACGAGAAGCTGAGTGAGCCAGTCTGCCTGCCATCCGGTAAGGGCATCGCTAAGATTGAGGAATGGTATTATCTATCCTCATCGACAACCTCGCTCGTAGGAGGCTCATGGGTGAAGGATAAGGCACCTACATGGAAGGACGGATATTACATCTGGACGAAATCCGTCATCACATACACCGATGGTTCAAGCACTACAACGTCACCGATATGCACGGCTGGCAGCAAGGGTGAAAAAGGTGAGCAAGGGCAACCGGGCGAGCAAGGGCAACCGGGCGAAGATGGTAACGCAATCGAATCTCAGACATTTTTATTTGTTGCATCCAACAGGGCAATTGGAGTAACCTACGATAACACGACAGGTTGGCAAGCCACATTTATTGCACCGACGCAGCAAAAGCCGTATATCTGGAAATGCGTAGAAACCATATACACGAAGACGGGTACAACGTATTCTACACCTGAATTGGTTGCAGTATGGCAAAGCGGAGCGAATGCTAATTTATTAGATAACGCGGCTTTTACCGATGATACTAATATGAGGGCGTGGGAAACTATAAGTGAGTATGCTGCAGCAGACGGACAGGCAGCACCGAACTCAGAAATAGGAAAAGTAGATAAAACCGAGACCGTCGAGGGGCGAAATTCATTTTTTGATACTTGCAAGTATTCGGGTGGCCGAATAGAATTTAAAGAGGTATTAAGTCAAGTTGTACACAACCGAAAGGCTGGTAAGCCGTTGAAATTGGCTGGTAGTACTTGGTACACTTTCAGCTTTTGGGCGAAAGGTTGGCAACAAACCATATCTGTAAACCAAACTAGTAGTGCCTACGGCTTTGCCATAAAAGACCTGTACTTGATAGCCGGACGGACTTACACAATTTCTGCATACGGCTACATAGACGCAGCCGCACAGAGTGAGGGTAAAACTTTGGCCATATATGTGTATAGAGATGATTGGGGTGAATCAAGGGACATGAAAATAACAAAAACATCGTATGAGCTAAAAACGATGGAGTTCACACCACAGACAACAGGCGTCTACCATCTTGCGGCGTATATGCATGATGACACCCGACCAAGCGCAGGTAGCGTTTACCTATCGTGGTATAAGGTTGAAGATAATTGCGACCTCAACACCTATATTTACCCATCGGTGGTTGATACATATACTAAGGTATTTATCGACGGAGTTGAAACGAAACCGGACCCAGATTTGGGTGTGATATGGAAATTAGGCAGCTCATGGACGAAACACACCGTGTCGTTTAAAACAAAATCGACATTGGCGTATGCGGACATACAAAGGGTACTGTTTAGGTTGCTGCCACCACCGTGCGAGGAGGCATACAGAAAGATATATATATGTATGCCTAAACTCGAGGTCGGCATGATGGCAACCGGGTTTATTGATAATGGTAGTGATACCAAGGGCGAGAGAGGAAAGTATATGAATGGTCCTCAGGACTGGGATTCTCTCCCAGATGGAACCACTTTCTATCCCCTGGAAAATAATGAAGTCGCATTCTTCGATACCGTTGAATATAAAGGTAAATACTACGAGTGCTGCAAGAAGCACACGAAGAATTCCGCAGTAACACCGCTTGCCGACTACGAATCGAATGGGGGTAGCGGAAACTGGAAAGTCAGTGTGCAGTTTAGCATGGTGGCAGCCAAGGTTCTGTGGAGCTTGATAGGCCAGATAGATTTCTTCGGATCACAGAGAATTTCCGTCAGGAGCAGTACTACCAGTCAGAGGGTAGAGCTTGAAAACGGGCTTATCAAGATCTTCGGTACGGTGAATAACATCCAGCCGAATATTCAGTTTGGCGTCGATGAAACCGGAGCTTCCGTACTTTCCTATTACGATAACGATGGAAACTTCCTGTATAATCTCGGTCCTTCCGGTCTGGATGCATCGGGTATGACTTCTGCAAAAATCGAGTCAGTTAGGGTTGCGAAGGTATCCGATGTTACAGGCGAGACTCCATTCTCTACCTCAAAGAAATACGGAGACAAATCTTATGAAGTTTGCTGTAACTATTCCGTACAGGAGAATTTGTTCGGCACAAGTGCTCTGGTTGAAAATTCTGGCGAAGCACAGGTAGGATATAAACCAGTCAAGGATAGAAGGGTGACAATACAGACCTTATACCGTTATACGGCTGCGAGAATCAATAATACCTATGCCGCTGATTCGGCTAGAGGATTGACTGCAGAACTGGCTGGCAAGGCTAACGGCAAGTTCTTTACAAGCAGTACCAAATTAGGAAAAAACGGGCAGTTGATAAACTTGGCAAGTGGCGAGTATATCCAGGAAGATGAGTCGGTTTTGATGACCCTGATACCTGCTTTTTCAACGGCTTCTTTCCCTAAATACCGTATCAGAATCTACAAATACACTCTGGGAATGAGTGCTGCTAGGTTTGTTTACAGTCTCATTGAGGGTAAAAGTGGTATTAAACAGCCTACAATAAATTAGTTTTAAAATATAGATAGAATTATGGAAGGTAAAAAATTCAACTCAGTGACGAAAGTCACAACCGTCAACAGCAACCAAAGTTTGCTGTTGACAGACCAGAATGGCAATGTCACTAGCATCGGTATGGATGCGCTCAAGGCTGACCTTGCTATTGGTCAGCATGCCTGGTGTGGAAGAGTGTGGGACACTAACAACGCAACGCCTAAGGCTGCATCATACGTTGGCTCACTTGAGTTGCTGAAGGAGTTGCCGTACATCCTCGGACTGGGCGCATACCTGGTCAAGAATGACCACAGCCGTAGAAAGCTCGACAGCAAGGATCACCACAAGTATGCTACTGGTGAACCAGCCAAGTTGGATGGTACCGAAGGTCACTATCAGTGGGGCTGGGGACGTAATTTTTACGTGGTCATCAAGGATGTTGGTGGATTGCACTATGAGCAGATTGGCATCAAGCCAATTCCTGGTGAGTTTAATTACGAGATTCCTATCGGCAGTATCTCTGCTGCAGGATTCGCCACTATAGAGCGAAGCACAGGCAGACTTGTGAGCTATATCAATAATGGAACTGACTATCGTGGTGGAGACAACAATTCGTCTTATGATGGCAAGAATAATACGCTTTTGGGTAGACCAGCAACTAATCTGACTACTGAGCAGTTCAGAGCTGCAGCACGCAAGAATGGCAAGGGCTGGCTCTGCACAACCATGCGACATACATCCATTGTAGCAATTCTTTTCGGTGCCATCTTCGGTACACATTACGATCAGGATGCCGTCAATGCCAACAAGGATGCCAACGGCCTATTCCAAGGTGGACTCGGAGCAGGCTTGACGCAGATGCCGGACTGGGGAACCTACAATGGTTGGCGACCAGTTGCGCCAATGAGTGCAGGCATCGAACTTGGTGATTCATGTGGAGAAGCGACCTATGCTGTTAAAAATGATGCCGGGACAACGGTCTATAATGCCAAGATTCCATGTTTCTTCGGTTATAAGAACGGCTTCGGCAATCTCTGACGAATGATGGATGATGAGTTCTGTCAGGTCAACAGTGACAAGACTATGACACACCTCGTGGCTCCGTCAATATACGGTTCCTGGACCATCGGCAACGCTTCCGGCATGAAGGCTTTGAGCAAGTCACCAGACGGTGGTGAAGGTTATATAAAGAACTTGTCGATGGAGCATCTGGAGAACTTCTGTACGCAGATTGGTGCATCAGAATCAACATATTGGACTAGCTACTTTTGGAACACGTCAGGAGCTACATCCGGTTTTCGCTTGTGCCTCCGTGGTGCCAATGCTGACCGTGGTGGTCGGTGTGGTCTTTCGACGCTCGGCGTGTACCTTGCTGTCTCGGGTTACGATGTGAACTGCGGTGCTGCCCTCTGCGAAGCAGCATCCGAGTGGTCATTGGAGCCAGTGTATTACGAAGCGGCCTAGCGCTTACGAGGGTGCACGGGGTAGAAGAAGCACCCTCGCGAACGCAGTTCGCGTCAATACCGCCCATAGGGCGGTCGATTTTTTTTGAAATTTAGTTCTTTGACATTCTTTCATACCGATTTTTTTTTGTAACTTTGCAGCGGATTAAACTAGGTTGTGATTCCTTGTACCGGTTTTCGCTTGTGCCTCCGTGGTGCCAATGCTAACAATGGTGGTCAATGTGGTCTTTCGACGCTCAACGTGAACAATGCTGTCTCGGATTACAATGTGAACTACGGTGCTGCCCTCAACTTACAAAATACTGCAGATTAGTTTGCTTAGCTGCAGAGATTTCGGGAGTCAGACCTTGCCTCAAGGCAGAAAATACAAAATAACAGATTAGCTGGTAGATGATGACATTAGGGTCATCCGGTCGAAGGTTAGGACATTAAATAAAGCAGACAACAGATAATATACACCGCAATATACACCGACATTTACACCGACATATACACCGTATTAGTTACATTCTTAATTAATGCCAAGTGAAGAGATTAGGTAATATATCCGTTGATGTCGAGACTTTACAGAACTTTCGTGAAGCCTTTTATGAGTTCAGCAAGCATAAGAGGTCGAGATTAAGTGTCCAAGAGTTTGAGGAAGAACTAGAAAAAAAACTTCTAGCTCTACTAGACGCATACCAGAAACAGAAGTGGAAGACATCGGAATACGAACCAAGAATAGTCACAGAACCTAAGGTTCGTGTAGTCAACAAGCTACCTGTCAAGGATCATGTCATACAGCATGCAGCTCTATATCCTGTTGAACAGAGACTGAGAGATAAAATTCCCTACAATTGTCCTGCAGGTACCAAAGGCAGAGGTACTCATTTCTTTTATCGAATTATCAAACGTGATATCTACAAGTCTCCACAGCAGGAGACTGCATATTGCGCACCGATGGATATACATCATTATTTTCTGTCCATAGATCATAATCTGCTGAAGGCAGAATATAGGCTATACATCAAGGATAGAAAATTGCTAGCATTCATCGATGAGGTGGTTGACAGCTATGCCAATGGAGTGGTGTTAGGCGTCAAGCTGACGCAATTGCTTGGGCAGATTTTCCTGATACGATTCGACTATCTTGCAATGAGATGCTTCGACATCCTTAAAGATCCGGAGAGATATCACTACTGGCAAGCTCGATACGTCAGCGATATGCTCCTAACTTGCAGAACTCAGCAGCAAGCAAGAATGTTAACTAGCGTTCAATCACTTAACGAGAGGTTTGACAGGTTCGTTCGTCAAGGTCTCAAACATTATTATAGGTTCATGGACAACATCTTCATCCTGCATGAAGATAAGGTGTTTCTGCGACTTATGGTTGAATTGACAGCCATGTATCTTGCAAGAGACTGGAAACTGTCAATCAATAAGTCCTGGAACATACACCGCACTTGCGATGGCATAGATTACTGCGGACAAGTCATATATGCAGATCATGCCCGAATCCGTAAGAGGACAAAGCAGGCATTATGCAGGCAGGTTGCAAAACTTAGGAAAAAAGGCTATAATAATGAGCAGATTAGGCTGAAAGCTGCATCAAGACTTGGACTTACGAAACACGCAGACACGAAAAACTTATTAAAAAAAATCGGAATGAAAACGTATAGAGACAATCTAGGCATACGCAGAGGGGAGATACCGTTCCCTGGTATGTCCAAGAAGCAGAAAAGGCATATCGGTGATGTCTTGTGTAAGGATGGTATTGACTATGAGGCTCATCTAATCCTCATCGAGGACTATAAGATTGACAAGTCAACTGTCAGCTTCAAGACCCAGCAAGTCGAGAAGGTTGACGAGCATGGCAACAAGTTCATCGTCCAGGAGAAGGTAGCGGACGATAGGTTGGCATTGAAGTTCAGATTCATTGACCATGTGGAGCAGACCGGGGAAAATGATGAGAATGGTGAACCGATTGAAATCCCAAGATGGCAGGAAGAAGTTTGGTGGCTATATTCCGGTGCGGAAATTCTGATTGAGCAAGCACGGGAGGAGTGGTGCTTCTTCGAGAAGCCTTTCTATACGGTTGTCGCAGAACTGAAAAATAAATTCGGCAAAACATTTTATAAGTTTATTTAGAAATGAATAAGAAAATCTATCTTGTCAGAATGAACTACGTTAGATACGATGAGAATCACTATCTCCTGTATCTGAACGAGAAGAGAGTAGAAAACTATCAGCCAGACACATCAATGTGTGAGTCTGAGAGTGGTGGTGATACAGTAACAGCATACAGCTATGAGGGTAGTGAGCCTGATGGCTCTATCAAGATTGAGGCTACTTCGGCAAGTTACAACGATTTCGTGGCTGGACTTGTCAGAACCAAGTACAGCCAGAACGATGTAGAAGCCATACTCTGCAACCATGGAGACGGTGATTCTGCACATGATGCAGAATACTTGGCATTCCAGGAGTGGCGTGAGAAGGCAAAGGAGATTGCTCAGGAGGTTCTCAAAAGAGCCATCGCATAGTATATACGGCAGGTAAAGTCAGCTTTACCTGCCGTATTTTTATTTTCCCATGTCATATTGTAATTTTGCATAAAAAAAGAAAATGCAGAGAAATACCAAGGATTGGATACACTATCTCAGCGCTGCTTTAGTTCTGATAGCTGCCATCGCTCTAGTGTATATCAGCTACTTTTGTTCACACGACGTAACTTCTAACGTCCTGTGGTACTTCGGTCAGAGTCTCATGTATGTAGCTACCGTTTTTGGTTTCGCTCTTACATTCGATACTCGAGTCAAGGACATTATTAATAAATACATAAATCATGGGGAGAAAAATTAAATTCATTTTCGTTCATTGTACAGCAAGCCGACAGACATGGACAGTCGCTGCCTTGTTGAAAGAGTTCAGAGCCAAAGGCTGGCATTATCCTGGTTATCACTGGGTAGTTACAGCAGATGGAGAGCGTACACAGCTGATGACAGAAGACCTGCCATCAAACGGTGTTAAGGGTCACAATTTCGAATCTATCAATATCGCTTACATGGGTGGTATCTCACGCACAGGCAAGCCTATTGATAACCGTACAGACGAGCAGAAGGAGGGCCTACGACAGTTGTTGAAGGAGCTGAGACAGAGATATCCTGATGCCAAAATCATGGGACATCGAGACATCTCGCCAGACACAAACCACAATGGAGTGGTCGATCCATGGGAGCGAATCAAAGAATGCCCTTGCTTCGATGCCATTCCTGAATACGCTGACATCTAATATTGAACGTATGAAGAAGAATGTGAAAATCATAATCGCCTGCATTATCAACTTTCTGATAATTGCAGCATTATGCTGGATTCTGGAGTACCGAAAGAAGCGAGCGGATAAGGAACTTCGAGAGCAATTCAATCAGATTGCATTGCAATATGCTCCTGCAGAGCGCGATACAATCCGTGATTCGGTTAAGGTCATAACTCAGAAGGTGTTGATGATGCCGCAGGAGGAATATAAATTGACGGCTAGTGACCGGGCATTGCTCCAGGACATCAATCTGAAGGTTAACCAGGTTGTAGCAGACCAGCGAACATCCATTTTTACATCAGATTCTGTCAAGGCAGAACATGTTGAAAATATTTATCGATACAGCGATACCTGGATTGACTTCAAGCTGAATACTGCAGATTCTATCTTGACTTACAAAGCGAGAGACAGCTTGCAGACCATCATCGCTCGGCAATATAAACATAGATTCCTATTCTGGAGGTGGGGTACCAAGGGATACCAGGTTAAGGTCATCAACTTCAATCCACATTCCACATTATTATATAATAACTATATCCAAGTCACCGAATAATGGCAAGACAAGAGGTATATACAACCGTCGTGAAGCTCAACTCAGAAGAGGCGAAGAACCGTCTGAAGGAGCTCGAGGATAAAGTCGCTCGTCTGAAGAAGGCAAAACAAGATGCCTTCTCGACGGGCGATTCCCGTTTAGGCGCATCCCTCGCCAAGGACCTGAAGTCTGCAGAGCGAGAGATGAAGCAATTCAAGAACTCAACCATGAGCGTCAAGGAGACGCTTGAAAATCTGTCCTCTGCAAGCCTCGGACAGCTGGAGAAGGCTGCGAGACATCTGAAGGGGCAGATGAAGGCTATTTCAGACCCTTCTGATTATGCCAAGCTGGAGTCACAGCTTGACAAGGTCAAGGAGAAGATGCTGGCAATAAAAGGTGCCACACGCCAAGCTGATGAGGAAGCTAGGCGTATGACTGCGACTGTGTCTAATCTCAAGCATGCATCACTCAATGACCTCAACTTCACTGCATCCAAGCTTCGCAGCCAGATGGCTGACTTCGACCCGTCATCGACCATGTACGCCTCACGAGCTTCACAGCTGAAGCTGGTCGAGGCAGAACTGGAGCGAATCCGTCAATCTGAGCAGAAGGTGGTCACCCTCATGCAGCAATATGACAGGGAGATAGACCGAACCAATGTGGACATCAAGGAGACCAAGCGACAGATGCAGCTGGTCAACAATACTATGGCCAACCTCAAAACGTCTTCCATCCGTGACCTCGAATACTCCATCAAGGCGCTGAATCAACAGATGCAGGGCATGCAGCGTGGTACCGAGCAGTTTAAGCAGATGGAACTGAAGGCGAAGCAGCTGAAGGCAGAACTGCAGGCAGTCAGAGCTGAGGGCGTTGCCCAGGAGTCCTGGATCAAACGCTCTGCTGACTGGTTCAACCGCATGCAGGGTCTTGCTCTCGGTGCGGTCGCTGCCATCTCCGGCATCACCTTTACAGTCAAGAAGTGTGTGGAGGAGTATGCAAAGATGGACGACGAGATGACCAACGTCCGCAAATATACCGGTCAGGCTGCTGATGAAGTAGAGCGAATGAATGAGGACTTCAAGAAGATGGATACCCGAACTCCTCGTCAGAAACTCAACCAGCTGGCAGAGGATGCCGGTCGATTGGGCATCACGTCTACAGCTGCAGTAGAGGAATTCGTTGATGGTGCCGATAAAATCAATGTCGCACTCGGTGATGACCTCGGAGACAAAGCAGTCTCACAGATTGGCAAGCTGGCGCAGATGTTCGGTGAGGACAAGACCAAAGGTCTGAGAGGAGCCATGCTCTCTACCGGTTCTGCCATCAATGAGCTGGCGCAGAACTCTTCTGCTTCAGCTGGCTATCTCGTTGACTTCACTGCGCGTGTAGCTGGTGTCGGCAAGCAGGCAGGCTTCACACAGGCGCAGATCATGGGTCTCGCCTCTGTCCTCGACCAGAATATGCAGCAGGACGAGACGGCTGCTACTGCAGTACAGAATCTCCTTGCTAAAATGTTCCAGGATTCCGCTAAGTTTGCACAGATTGCAGGTCTCAATGTCAAGGAGTTCGCCAATACGTTGAAGAATGATGCCAACGGTGCACTCCTCCAGTTCCTGGCAGCCATGCGAGCCAAGGGCGGTTTTGCCGACCTTGCACCAATGTTCGAGGAAATGAAGATGGATGGATCCAGGGCTACTGGAGTACTCACCGTCCTCGCTGATAAACTCGATGACATCAAGACTGCCCAGAACCTGGCAAACGAAGCCTATTCCGAAGGCACATCCGTCCTCAATGAGTTCGAGACACAGAACGAGAGTGTACAGGCTCAACTTGACAAGGCGAGCAAGAAGTTCCTGGATCTCTCCATCGAACTGGGCCAGAAACTCTATCCTGCAGCACGATATTGCATATCTGCAGCCAGTCTCGGAGTTCGGGCACTCTCCACACTCGTTGATTTCGTCAAGGATTATTGGCGCATATTAATTGTACTGACTGCCGCCATCGTTACCTATACTGCAGTATCTAAGGCAAAGCTGATAGCAGACAAGGCGCAGATGGCATGGCTCAACATCATGATTCTGCGCGAGAAGGCGCATCTCGTCCTTGTGGGTCTCAAGACTTCTGCTCTCAAGACCATGGTAATCGTTCAGATGGCGTTGACACGTGAGATAAAACTGACCACTGCTGCGCAGATGTTGTGGAACAAAGTTTTGTTGGCCAACCCGATCACTGCCGTGATTGCTGTTGTCGTTGGATTGACAGCTGCCATCGTCACACTGTCTAAAGAGACGAGCACAGCAGAGCAGGCGCAGCGTGACTACAATGATGCCGTGACCGATGCCAACAAGCAGGCATCTGAAGAGGAGGCATCCATCATGCGTCTCGTTTCTGCCATCCAGTCAAATACCAGTGCAGAGTCCGATCGCAAGGCTGCACTGGAGGAACTCAACGGCAAGCTGATGAGTCAGCACCTGGGCAACATTACTGAAGAGGCTGTTCGCACAGGTCAGGCAACAAGGCAGATTCAGTCATACATCGACATGATGAAGAAGAAGATCGTCATCGATGGCTTGCAAAAGAAGCTGGCTGAGTCTATTGCCAAGCAGGCAGAAAATGAAGACCTATTAGGTGAGGCAGACAACGACAAGCGTGGATATTGGAAGAGTTTTTGGGACCGTCTCAATCCATTTGCAGGGAGTAAAACGCAAAAACTTAACTTTGCTACTGACCACAAGGAACAGTTATTGCAGAGTGTTGAGCGAGAGAGACAGTACCAGCAGAAGCTCATCGACAAGATTAATCAGCTGGAGTCGCAGCACTTCGAAGTCTATGATCCTGAGCCATGGCGCAACAATGGCTACAATGGCAAGGCCAATGATGGTACCATAATTAAGAAGCAGAGTACAGCCGGCACTCATCAGGTTTCAGAAAAAGAGCGCAAGGCTCGTGTCAAGGCAGAGAAGGTAGCTGCAGCCGAGGCACGTAAGCGCCAAGCTGAAGCCAAACGCAAGCAGAAGCAGGCAGCCGATAGCATCAAGGCTGAGACCAACGAACTGATGGCTGAAAACGCCAAAGCATATGCAGAAGGCAAGAAAACCTATCAGCAGTTCATCGACGACAGACAGAGCATCCAAATTAAGGGTTTTGCCAAGCTGAAACAGTTGTATGGAGCTGAGAGTAATGAGTACAAGCAGTTACTTGACAACCAGGTCAATGTTGTCAAGCAGCATGATGCTGCCATTCAGAAGATGAATGAGCAGACCATTGAGCGTGAACGCCTCCAGAAGGAGGCTAGCATCAAAGCTCAGTACAATGATGCCAGTTCAGCTATCTATCAGAATGATACCGCTCTCAATGAAGCTCTATATAAGAATGATGTCGAAGCCATGAAAAAACGTCTTGCACTCTACAAAGACAGAGAGGGCAGCGAGGAGTGGCTGGATCTGAAGGCTGAGATGGAACAGGCTGAGCTCGACCACCAGCTGCAGATGCAGGAGACATACCAGAACCAGCTGAAGGAGTTGCGTCAGCAGTTCGGTAAGCAAGACCTGCAGGCACAGGAAACTATGTACCTCAATGGCCTTGACAATCTCTACAAGAATGGATTGATCAAGGAGGAGGAATATCAGCAGATGAAGTTGGAGATAACCAAGCAGTTTGCTGCCCAGAGAGCGCAGATAGATGCTGATGATCATGGTGCTGGTAGCGCTCAGCTGAAGATTAATGATAAGTCATCAGAGATGGTCAACAGCGCCAGGGCTGCAGCAGGGGAGTCCCAGTCGACCGGCAATGCCACTCTGGGTGGATACTTCTCCTCACAAGTTGAGAACTATCAAAACACCATGGAGAAACTGAAGGAGTTGTATGGCAACGACAAGCAGAACCATGCTGCATACATGCAGGCGAAAGGGAAGATCACCTCAGATTTCCTCAATGACCTGATTGAAAAGACAGCTGTAGTTTACAATGGTATCAACGGTATTCTATCTGCGTCATCGTCATATGCTCAGGCATGCTCTGACCTCGAGCAGGCGAAAATCTCCAAGAACTACGAGAAGCAGATTGCTGCAGCTGGCAACAATTCGAAGAAAAAGAAAAAGTTGGAGGAGAAGAGAGACAAAGAACTGGCTGCAGCGAAGTCAAAGGCTAACAAAAAAGCCATGAAGATAGAAATTGCGCAGGCGATAGCATCTACAGCAATGTCTGCTATCAATGCCTATGCATCTGCTGCAGCTATACCAACAATAGGTTGGACATTAGCTCCTATTGCAGCAGGTATGGCCACAGCTGCAGGTATGATACAGCTTGCTGCTATCAAGAAACAGCACCAGGCAGAGGCTGCAGGTTACTACGAAGGTGGTTACACGGGTGGCAACCGCTACCGAAAGGAGGCAGGAGTGGTTCACGAAGGTGAGTTCGTGGCCAACCATCGAGCGGTCAACAACTCATCTATCAGACCTGCATTCGACCTCATAGATAGAGCGCAGCGCGCCAACACCGTAGGCTCTCTGACCGCTGATGACATCAGCAGAGCGCTGGGAGCAGGAGCCAGCGCTGCTGTTGTTGCTCCCATCGTCAACGTCAGCAATGACAATGCCGAGGTACGCCAGTCTCTCGATGGAGTCAATTCTGCAGTCAGCAGACTCAACAAGACAATTGAAAATGGTATTAAGGCAGATGTATCTATTGCTGGTAGAGATGGCATAGATAGACGCCTGAAGGAGTATCACAGAATGCTAGATAACAAGTAGCTTATGATTACATGCATTATCAATGGCCATAGAGCCTATCCTATATCCACAGCAGCCATCAAGGTGACATACGCTAATCAGTATGTCACCGATGATGGTGAGTACACCTACGATATCACATTCCCGATGAATATCCTGGCCAACCGGGAAATCTTTTCCAATGTTTCCCGAATGGAAGTCAAGAAAAACATCGCCAAGTTCGATGATTGCAAGCTTTATGTAGATAGCAGAATCATCATGAGTGGTGTTGGTACCATCCTCTCGGTCAACCAGCAGGAGGTCAAGCTGCAGATCGTTGGAGGCAAGTCCAGAATCAAGTTCAATGAGAAAATGACCAAGCACTATATTGATGAGATTGACCTGGGCATCGCTGACAAGCCTGGTTATACAGTTGATAAGGGCTGGTCTCAGGGATGGAAAGGTCTTCAGAAGATTAAGGACATCTATAGATTGGATGATGATAAATCGAAGTTCCTGGGAGTAGAGGGTAAATGGTGTTTTGTTCCTGTACGGGACGAAACAAATGATATGATTGCCAATTTTGTCGGAGTAGATAAAACGAAAGTATTTATTGGCTACAATGCACCATTTATCGTAAACCCAGCAGTTCAGCCCAACCTGATGTATATCTTCCGTAAGGTAGTAGAATACGAGGGATATACTCTCAAGCGCAACGACTTCGACTGCAAGCCGTGGAACCTCCTGTATATCGCATCGGCCTACAAGACTCGTGAACTGCGAAGGGCACTTCCTCATTGGTCGAACTATACTTTTATAGAGGAATTTCGAAAGCTTTTCAATGCCACCATTGTTTTTGATGATATCCAAAAAACTTGTTCTGTTATCAAAAAATCAGAGCTGACAAACGCAGATTCCGTAGCGATTGAGCCTCTGGACGAATACACAACGGACTACGACGAAGACGGATCCTTCTCCACGTCATCTACAGCAAATCTGGAGTATAATCTGGGTGATTCTGCAAACAGAGATAACTATGAAGTTATCTCAAAAAAAGTCTTCGAGAATTTTGAAATAGTCCATAGTACAGGTATCTGGGAACCGCAAAATCAGTTCCAAGGGACAACACAGTCATGGTCTGAAAAACAAAAAAGACAGACCATCATTGAGTGTAATGGTAGCTACTACATATATGTAGAGAATGAGGGCGATTCGAAAACATGGCAGCTGGCAGGCGTTTGGTCACCATTAATCAGGGACAGTTCTTCTGATGATTATGTCGATCTGAACATTTCTCCTGCAGCACAAGTTGTAGAAGATATCAATTTCAAAACAGCAATCATAGGCGAAGATAATTACTACGAGAAGCGATGCCTTCTTTCAATACCTAATGATAAGGAGCCGGATTCCAAGGAGTGCGATGTTGATGATGACGGATATAGCTACACATCCGTGCAGGATGCGATAGAAGATGAGTCAACACTCGACAAATCCGAAGATGATC